ACGGTATGCCCCGCTCCCGAAGCATCCTCTCCAGCACTTCCTTTGAATGGCGACGGTACAGCTTGTCCGCCTTGCTCACGAGACGTCGGCGTTCTCATCGGTGAACCAGGAGAGCGGCTTCTTCTCTGCCACGGCTATCTCTTGGCGCTCGATGTATCCGCGTCCCTTGCCCTTGGTCTTCAGGAAGAAGATGGTCGCGGCGGGGTTGCCGTCCTTGATGAGTTTGTGAAGGTGGGATTCGGCAAAGTCCAAAGCCACCTCAGACAGCTCATGGACCGCCGTCTTATACTCCGGGTCCGTCTTCATCCATTCGTAATGGGTGGAGCGATGAACGCCCGCCATCTTGCACGCTTGGGTAATGACGCCCAGCGACTTCTCCAACGCCTCCAAGAGGGCCTTTTTTTTGTCCGTCGTATTTGTCGGATTCATTCCTTCTCCTTGTAGTGAACCTCGAACCTCATCAGCCCGTCGGGGAAGTTGTCGGCTATATTCTGCATCTCTCCTCTCGCGGCCGTTATACGGTCGACGTTCTTGCCTGCCATCTCAAGATGGAAGTGAAGCGCCTTTCGTGTCAATCGGTAACGGTACAGGCCGCTACCCTCCTGTGGAATGTCGTATGCGTCCGGGTTCACTGTAAGATGCATAATTTTGACCATCACGTACGGTGTCCAAATAGTGAAGAGTCTAGCCCTGCGTCTCCTTTGCCATTGAATACGGGGGTGACTTTGAAGTCATACTCTGCGTCCCGGTATCGCTTCAGGATATCCGATCGACCGCAAATCTGCCTCTTGAGTTGTACCTGTGCCTGTTTGCGTGAGGACACGAACCACACCTCTCTCTCCTTGTATTGGGGGCAGGTGAATACTGCCTTGTAGAATTCAGCCATTTGAAAAGAAATATAGCATAAAATAAAGCAAGGCTATCGCCCCGATGTATGCGCCGATTATTGCGTACTGTTCGCGGTTCATAGCTCCAGCTTTTTTTTGTAGTGGGTGATGATGCGCTCTGTCTCGTGGCGGTAGAACTCCTTGAAGCTGCCTTCCTTGTCTTGGACCCAAATCTTGTATAGGACGTTTCGGAGTCTTTGGCTCTGGCTCTTGGGTTCATCATACAGGTCCAGCTCGATAGCGTCCAGCTCGTCCACCTCGTCCCGGTTCATCTTCTCCTCCCCTCGAAAGTACAGGACTCCGAAGGTGTCCACGAGCCTATCGATGTCGGCTATCTCTCCGCTTGTCTTCTCCTGGGTGATGAAGCGCACGGAAACGGTTTTGTCCTTGCGGCGTTGGTACCCGTCAAGCTGTGCGGCGGTTAGGATTTTCATTTAATACCCTTTGAGTTTCCTTTAGGCAGGAAGTCGAAGCCTACGATGACCGAGAAGAGAGAGCCGTGGATCACCAGATACGAACGCTTACAGCGTGATTCGTAAGGGCTACAATGGCCTGCCCCATCTCCGAGACATCACGATATACTCGCTTATTCGTGTCTCGCGTGTTGTACATCTCAAACTTCCCCTCTGGAATGTTTTTGCCGCGCGTGTTTATTTGAACGCTGCCTTGAAATGAAACGGTCATACCCATCACGGATATAGGTTGTGGCCTCTTAGGTTGTTGCGGGATTTGGCTTGAAGGCCAGTCAAAGTCGGCCCTCATTGTTTTGGCTTGTTGAGGGTTTGACCGAGCAAATCAAAAACGTCGGATTGATACTGCATTAGATTCTCGACCTGGTCGGGTTCTTTCTCTTTTGGCTTTTGTGTGTTTTCCATGCGGCCAATATACAAATCCCACCCTCAAATATGCAAATTTATTTAATGCTCTTTGGGTGGCCCTTGGGCAGAAGGTCGTTGTCCCCAACGTACTTGGCGTTCTGCGGTCTGCCGTTCTTTACAAGATACAAAAAAGCATTCACTCTGGCCTGTGCCCACTGTTCGGCGCTCTTCACATTCGGCGAGTGCGAAGTTTGGAAAGCGCCCACCCCGCGCTGATACACGACCCGCAACTTCGGAAGGGTGACCCCGTAACCTAGCTTGCCCTTATAGCGTTCGTTGAATTCGTCGGACTTCCTCTTCAGGGTCTTCTCTACCGAGGCGGGGACCTTCACCTTTCCCTCTGAGGCTGCGGCGCCGGGCTTGTTCTTGTCCGATCCTCTCTTCGGGTTGGGGTTCGGCGTTCCTGACTTGGGCGCCTTCTTGGTTGGGCGGACGCCACCCTTCGGACCTACATCTGCAAGGTCCACCCCTTCCTCTCGGAGTACGTTCCGCGCCCAAGCGAGGCCAGCCTTGCCACCCCATAGAAGGTACGAAATAGTTCCGCAAGCTGTGGTATCTGACTCATCATAATCCTCCGCCGCACGGGAAAGATATGAATACATCCTCTTCACCGTATCGAAAGAAAGGCCCTCACCCTTGGCGAGTTGTTGCGCCCGGACTTTGCCGACCTGGGTGGCGCATTTATTGCCCACCTTCTCGTTCAATTCGATACCCCTGCGGGCGTTGTTCCTCACCCCCTGCGGGGCGCTGTATGTCTTAAATCCGTGCTTCATCAAATTGAAATAGAGTGGGAAGGCGGCGGTTCAATTCTATCTTCCAGAGGTTGATGTCGTTGGACGCCTTGAAGCCTACGTGATTGATGCGCCCCTTCTTCCATGTGTCGTAATGCGTGAAGCCCAAAGACCGCCAAAAGTGATTGGAATCTAAATCTGTCCGGCAACGCAAGGTGAAGCCTAGGCGTCCAAACTCCTCGCAGAAATCCCGACACACAGAAACCAGAGCGTGTCCATATTGTAGCCGTCGGGCGTCATTGCGAACGGCTATCTGTTGAATCTTGGCGTAGCGATACGTCCCCCGCGCGGGCGTTATTAGGACATATCCTACCGCGTCGGCGTTGACCTCACAGATGAGAACGACAAAATTTCTTTTGCCTCCCCAGACGTAATCCTTCCAGATGGTGTCCTGTATAAATCCCACTGCATGAGCGTTCTCTTTTTGCAGTTTGTCCACGAGAAGCTGGTCTTGTATCGTGCTGGTCCGAACCACTAAGTCCCGCACCGGGTCACGATACAGGACTTTAATGATTCCGGTCGAGCAATCGAAACGGCCAAGGTTCACTCTGCCGAAAATTCGAGGTTATTTATGCGGCAGAACTCAGACGCGATGGAGCTGCTGTGCACGCAGGTACACCACATCGGGTCCATATCACCGGCGTATGCGTCGTAGATAACGCCTTTCTTAAACAGGCTGCCCAAGGTGCCGTCGATGTTCTTCTTGTCGCCGTTGACGTAGAAAGACTCATGACGGGCGCGGTATCCGTCGATGCCTTCGCCCAGTTGTTCTTCAGAGGCAATGAGATAAAGCACGGCGTTCTCCAACTGCGTTAGCGCCGGATGGTTTTTACAAGATGGGTTGTGTGTGTTGTTCATGTGCCAAATATACGGGCGTCTTTTGCAATTATGCAAATACTTGGCGCTTTTTTTATTCGCACCTTAGCTCATAAGCGCGTTGGAGTTTCTTGACCATGTCCGCGTTCTTGCCTGAGCAATTGCAAGGCTTGGCCGCAGCGTTGAAGGTCCGGTTATAGATTTGATACATGACGGCTCCATCGGAGCGGTTGAGGCGTCCACCCTTTACGGAGATTTGCATCCGCTTCCACATCTCGGCGTCTCTCTCGCTCATCTTCACGTTGCGCCCCGGAAACATCTCGTTGAGTTTCTTCTGCCTGTCCTCACATCCGCAGTCTTCTACTACGGCGTGGACCAGCTTATCTATCCCCGTTGCTTTGGTGAGCTTCGCGATCTTGTCGCCCAGTCCCTTGGATTCGTTTTCTGACACGTCGAATGGTGGTGTATAGTGTGTGGCGAGAGATACCCGTGGCCTCAGCGAATGAATCCAGCGTGTGCCCCTCTTCAAAATATATGGCAAAGACCTCCGCATCGAACCAAGGGAGGTCGGCCAGTTGGGTCTCGATATGGGTGAGGAGTTCGTCACGGTGCGCCGCTACCCCGTCCCCATCCCACCAGTCCCGAATCTGTCGGGAGAACTTCCGGCGGCGCTCTATGTCCTTCCTCCACTTGTAATGATATCGGGAAGTCTTGGAGTTGTAGTTGTTGACCATGACCCGCAAGGCCCAGTACTTCATCTGCCCCCTTTCGAGTAGCCCGTCGAGGGTTTCCTGTTTGGTTTGGTATAGCTGTAGGATTACCTCGTGGAGCAGATCCGGCCCATCCTTGCCGGCTATCCTTTCGGCGGCTTGCAATAGGTCGGAATAGTTCCGTTCGAGGTATCGGTTCAGCGTCACAATTTGCGGAGCTTGCGGTTGTAGACTTCTATCAGCGCTTCAAGTTCCTCTACGGAATACTTGCGCGTCTGGTTACTCATCTGCTCGATTTTCTCTGCTGTCCCTTCTCCGAAGTCGGCGTCCAGGCGGCGGGCGAATTTGAACTGCTCACCCGACCGGAAGCCGTTACACCTCTTGCACTGAGGGGCGACGTTCACCAACCCCTCTTCAGGGTCGCAAAGCCACCGCGTTGAGAACTTGCCGCGGCTCTGAAAGTGTCCAGCGTCTACGGTCTTCCAATGTGACTGCCTGCCGCAGGTGTAGCACTCCACAATCCCCCTATGGTCTGCCGACCTCTGCCGCACGTACTGCGAGAAGACGCGGTCCAGCTTTTGGATAAGCTTCTTCCGTGTCACGCGGCTACTCCGAGGCATGCAAGTAGGAAGATGACGAGACCGAAGATGCGCACCTGGTCCTCTTGGAAATACTCTACCCCCAGCTGCGCAAAGGATAGGACGGCGATGGCGGCGA